TGATCGTCTGATTATTAATAATTATACCATTAGTTGCGTTAATTACAGCCCCAGTTCCTGTCGTTGTAGTCGGTAGTGCTAAATAACGGCATGAGATATTGTTAGTACCTGATGGTGGTGCTGTTGCGAATGTTAAAGTTGTACCTGATACAGTATAGTTATTTGGGTCTTGAACTACGCCTGATATTGCTATAACAACGGATGCTGAGTTAGCTGGGGTAACAGACATAGTAAATACTGTTTGAGATCCTGTACCACTAAAGTTTTGAGCTGTAATGACAGCTGCCGTATTAACCGCACCAAACGCTACAACCTCAATCACGTCTCCAGCATTCGCTGGTGTTGCTAAAACAATCGTAGTGCCGTTAGATGCTGTATAGTCAGCAATCGCTAATTTAACACCGTTTCTATAAACTTCTATTAGACCTACCGTGTAAGTCACTGTAAAGGTTGTTTGGCTAGCAGACGCAGTAATATTTGTAACTACGAATGAAACACCAGAAGCAGTATTAGCTATCCACGCAGGAATACCTGAAGCTATACTAAGTATTTGTCCGTTTGTACCTGCTGGTAACTTAGCTAATGTGTTTGTAGCTGATGAATAAATAATATCACCAGTTGTGTAAGAAGTTAATCCTGTACCACCTGATGTAGCACCTAATGTACCTGCTAATGTCACAGCACCTGATGTAGCTGTACTTGGTGTTAATCCGTCTAAAGATGTTTGGAATGTTGTAACTGCTGAGCCTGATAAAGTACCCCATGTTGGAGCAGACCCTGTATTACCTATTAAAAATTGTCCTGTAGTACCCGCTGCTGTAACACCCAATGCAGATGTGCCATTACCATATACAATACCGTTAGCTGTGAATGAAGTGACGTTTGTACCGCCCGCTGCTACGGGTAATGTACCTGCTGTTAAAGCTGAACTTGATGTTGAATATAATGCGTAGTTAGCCGCAGAGAACGTAGTTAACCCTGTACCACCATATGCAGTACCAATTGTGCCGCCGTTCCATGTACCACCAGTAATTACAGAAGTGCCGAGGTTAAAAGCATTCGTACCAAATGTAACGCCTTCTGGAAGGTATCCATGTAAATCCCAAGTGCCACCAACTGTAGGGTTAGCTGTTAAAAATACTGCACCAGCTCCACCAGATGGAATTGTTCCAATCGTAGCAGCAGCATAATCCTGAATGGTTAAAGTGCCTGTCGCAAGGTTATTAAATACAAACGCTACCCCAGTTGTTATAGTAGTAGCATCAGGCAGTGTATATGTTTGTCCGCCAGTACCAACAAGGGTTTGTATATAACTTGATGCTGCTGTTAATGCAGTAGTGCCGCCAGCTGCTGTGGTGCTTGTGTTAGCTTGATTAACTCTGTTAACCGTTATGTTTTGATCTGCATCTCTTAAAACAACTGAGTTAGCGCCAGATGATGTAGTAACACCTGTACCACCATAAGCCACACCGATAGTTGAACCTTGCCAAGTACCAGATGAAATTGTGCCTAGTGGAGATACGTTACCTAACGCATTTAGATTAACTGATTTTTCTGCAGGGTATGTACAAAATACAGACGATGAATTACCAGCTAAAGTAAGTGGAGATGTGCCACCAGACGAATTAGATAATACTGTATCACGAGATAAAGTACCTGCACCTACAGTACCAATACCTACTTCCCAAACTTGAGCTACGTTGTCGTAGATAGTATAGAAAGTAGTATTGCCGTTACCTATCGATGATGAAAAGGTTTGAAATCCAGGTACTGCGCCTGCAAGCGTAAGTGTACCCGTACCACTAGTCGTGGAGGTTTCCTGGACCCGATCTTTGACTACTAGAGCCATTTAAGCTCCTTAGCTTGTTGCAGTTGTTGAGTATGTAACCGCTACTGTATCGCCAGCTGTAGTAATCTTAGCTGTTGTAAATGCACCTGCTGAATATAACACACCGCCAGTATTAGATTGTGCGCTTGAAGCACCTGAACCTGTGACTAAGAAACAACCACCTACTGTACCACCTGCACCTGTAATAGTGTAAGTAATCGCAGTAGCTGCTGAAGTTGTTACGTTTGATGGTGTTGATCCTGTTGATGTTGCTGATGCAAATACTGCTGTACCACGCACTGCTGAACCACCTACTGTGTAGTTAACAAACTCTGTCCAACCTGGGTGAGATGTGTTTGTATCAGAACCTGTACCAAATGTAGGTGAAGATCCTGAAATAAGACCTAAGAACGGACCTACTACAGTATAGCTAGTGCCTTTTAATAAAGTATCTAACATGAGTTCTTTGCCAACAGCGTTGACTAGATTTGGGAATGATTCTTCCCATTTTAAATTACCATCTTTATCACGGCATGTAACATGATAAAAACCTTCAATTCCTACAGTTTCATTGGCAACAGCACCAGCATTTAGCGTGATGGTAGCATTATCTCCAAATCCACCTTTTTCATTTTGATTCATAATTGACTCCTTAATTAATTCTTAATACAGCAGTGGTTGAGGTTGCTGCTGGGAATTCTATTGTAAATGTTGTAGTGGCTACTTTTTCCCCACCAAAGTTTAATACTGCGACTGATGCATTTGTAGTGCTATTATATATTAAAGCGCCAGCTGCCGTAAAGTTTGCAGGACTCCAAGTAACATTAGCAAACGTCACATAAGCCGTGTTATTACTAGTATCACTACCCACTGTAGGAGTTAATGTTAAACCACCCGCTGTGTAGCCAGTACCTGTAATTTCATTATTTGTTGTATATGCAGTTGTTTCACTATTAATTGTTGCTAGTGCATTATACAAAGCTATTTTATATGTATATGGTGACCCTGTATTAAAATTAACTAATCCTTGAAGCAAGTTTAGTTTAAACGTTGTGGTTTGTGCTTGTCCTAAAATCATCTAACTGGATACCTTACTTGTCCTGATCTATATGCATCTTGTCTATCTTTACCATCTGCAAGTTGTTTCAATAGAAGCATAGCTTCATCATATCTAGCTCTATAATTATCAAGTACGTCTTTTTCACCCTTCATATAAGTGTAAGCTTCTAATAATGAACCATATAAAAGTACAGAATCAAAGTTATTACCTAACCAAGTTTGACCTCCTGCTACCGTAGTAATTGACTCAGGATAATAGAAGTAATGTAGCTCAACATTGTAGTTAGCATCGGGTGTAGGACCTAGTATAAACGCTGAATTATCAAAAACTGCGTAGTACTGAGGCACACCATAAAAGTCTGTATCTGTATCTGGAAATGACTGTCTAATAAAGTTCACATCTTTATTTAAAAGATACAAGTATTCATTTTCTGCGTTAATCACAGCTAAGCTAAATGTAGCCAACCATCCAGCAGGTATAGCTAAATACTTATTACCAGATGTAGTTGTGCCTGTTACGTTTTTACGTAACGCTGGTAATTGAACTGTATTATAGATCCTCTGTTCAGCTTGAGTAATAAACGTATTTATTACCGTTGTTGTAAACTGATTCTCTGTATAGTCCTGTATCTGAGCTACTAACTGGGTGTAATTCATTTATTACGCCATTGGGCCTCTAGCTTTAGTGCCTTTTGTAGCTGCACCGCAACCACGAATTTGTGTTTCACCGTGTCTATTAATTACGTTAGAATTTGGATCACCTGCGCTAACACGTTGTCTACCTGTGCTATGGTTTAATTGTTGTGCTTTTAATTTATTTGGATCTTGTGAAAGACCAATATCTGCATTGGGCACAACTGTAGGTTGTTTATATTCTGCCATAATTATTATCCTTTTTTCTGTGCTGCAACTTTAGCCATACCACGACCCATAGTTTTCATGTCAATGTTCTTTTTACCACCTTTAGAACCTGCATGTTTAGGACCTTTTGAAATACCTACTTTAGCGCCGTCATCACCTAAATTGCGACCTTTGGTTTTACCTTGTTTAGTAATACCATCAGCTCCTGATTTATATGCCATGTTACTTCTCCTTAAGTTGTTGTTACTGTTACACTGCCTACATTACCTATTCCTACTAGATCATTAGGCGTTAATCCAGCATCGTTTGCTCTTGAACCACCAACAGGATTATATCCCCATTGTATAATTCGGCTACCTAAAGTGGGTACACCTGTTTCAGTTTGAGGTGTTCCAGTTACTGCTAATGTTTGCAATCCATTTAAACCTGCCTGAAAATAACTAGGGCTATCAGGTCTTGGATTACGCACTGCTTGCGGATCGTTGACCGGGTATAGGCCAAGACTTAACTGTGGTTGATCCGGTTCCCAGCATTCAGGACATACCAGTATATTAACATTTTTTGTCTTAATTACTAAGCGTCTTAATTGTTTTAGTGGATATCTAAAATTACATCTATCACACTGCGCAATAGCATTTTTACCACTAGAGTACTTAATAGGCATTTATAATCCTAAAAATAATAAAAAGAGTCTCTAGGCACAAATCTTATCGATGCTTTTTCCCTATCTTCGTCTGCTGCTAATTGAAACGCTGCTTCATAATCTGCTCTTAACATCTGTATACGATTAGGATCAACATTAGGTAGCTTCATACTTAAATAAGCTGCTAACCCTGCAACCATGCAAGGAATAAATCTAAAGGGAATATCTTGTACGGTCACACCATTTCCTGCATCTTGTATACGTCTTAATCTGTAATACACAAATTGATAAAAATTACTTTGATCTGGTGCAGGCCATACATTGATTGTAGGTAAGTTTTGTACATAAACTCTAGCACCGATTGTGTGAGCAGCTAGTGTTGTATTGTTTACAGCTCTAATACATCCTGTAATTGTATTGCCACTGATGCCACCATACTGAATGGTCTCATTATCAATCTTAATAAAACCAAATTGTGCTAAGCCTACTGTGCTTGATAGCGTAATGGTGTCATCTGCTGTTGTATTTGTACCTGTTAAAGTTTCATTTAACAGAATATCAGTAGGATTTTCTTGTCCTGACTGTCTATTAATCCACACTTGAATAGGACGTCCAGTTGCATTTTTATTAGGTATAGTTATATATGTTGATTCACTAATACGATTAATATTAATATCTTGCTGATTTGTTCCTGTACCAGTACGTGTGACCATGTCTAACAAGTCAATTGTATCAACAGGTAATGCATACATAATCTGACCTTGGTTTAATTGAATTTGACCAGGCTCTACAGTCCATAGATTAATACCTCGATTAGCCCATTCAATCGTCATCAAGTTTAAAGAACGTCTTGCAGTACGTAAATCATATCCAGTACGCAACTCTTGACCGCAACGTTCAAACGCATCTTCAACGAGATTATTTAAATCTAAATTAAAACTCGTCTGTCCTGTGGTTCTATCTACCATTATTTTACTCTTCTAAAAGGTTTTACTTTTTGTTTAACAGATTTAGGTTGAGCTACAAACTGTTTACCTTTAGCTTTGCCTTCTCTTTTAGCTTTTGTTGTTGCAGCATATTCCTGTGGACTTAATGCTTTTATTGCTTTTTCGGGTAAATATCTTTCACCTGTTTCACTAGACTTTTTACCTGACTTAGTTCTCCACTTTTGATCACCCCATGCTTTTAAAGAACGTTGAGGTTTAGCTAAAGCACTCATTTATATCCGCCACCTGCAGCTTTATATTTTTTAGCAACTAACTGTGCTTTACGAGCTGACCATTGACCAGCACCTGTACCGTGAGTTGCAGCAGCTTTTACTTGAGATACAATCTTTTTACGTAAACTAGGTTTGGTATAATTACCAGCTTTATTTACTGTACCGCCTTCTTTGTACTGAATAAAATCAGTATTATCACGACGTGCTTTTACTTTACCCTTAGGCATAGTATTTTCTGTAGCACTAGGTATCTTAGTTTTTTTAATAGCACCCATACCTCGTGAAGGTCTCATTAGATTATACGTCCTTTTGTTTTACCTTTTGTAGCGCATCCATCAGCACGTTTAGAAGCTGAACCTACTGAACCACCTTTTTTATATGATTTTACTACTCCAGCACCTTTAGCATTCTTTTTAGGTAATGGGCCCATATCATCATTAAGAGGTATATTTTTCTTTGGCATGTCAAACTCTTTTTTCTGTTTTTCTTGAACTTCTTTTATTTCTTTATTGAGCTTTTCAGCTGCCATTTCATTTGGATCTTTTTCAGCCATATTATTCTCCTAGCAAATCTTGCCTTTAGTTTTACCTTTTTTCTCAATACCGCCGCCTTTAGCCATTTTAGCACAGCCACCAGCAGCCATTTTTTTAACTTTGCCTCCATTTTTAAGAGCAGCTAAGTTTGACTTCTTACCGCCATGTAATTGTTTCTCATGCATACCAACTGCTTTTTTAGCCATCTTTTTATCTTGTGCCATATCTTTTTTGTCCATCATACCGCCTCCTTTAAATTTCTTACCTTTATCTGCTTGATTAAATTCCTTTGCCACTGACATAGGAACACCTACCTTCTTAGCAAACGCAGGATTATGAGCTGCGGCTGCCATAAGATTTCTTTGTGCTTTAGACTTACTAGGCATTTTGATTTCTCCATCTTACACATTTAAAACAATTACAATCTGCAAAGTAATGTCCGGGTCTTACAAAAACTTCTTCTACTTCTTTTTTCTTACTATCTTTTTTTACTTCTTTAATGACATTTTCGACAACAGCTTCTGTAACTTGCTCTTTAACTTTTGTATTAGCGATTTCATCTAATAACTCCTTTTGCTTTCGTTGCTTGGATTTAAATACTCTGTCTATAAAAGCTTTCATTATTTGCCTTTTTTTAGCCAGCCTTGCACAGTTTTAGTTTCATAGATACGGATAGCTGTCCATATAATAGTGAAGAGCGCTGCAATTGACGGTAACCAACTCATTAATGTACCCATAACTGTTGCCACTGAAACCCCATCTATTAAATGTTTAGTATGATCATCTATATGTTCAAAATATTTCGTCATTTGCAATTCCACCTTTTTAACGAAGCAGCCTTACGAGTAGGTCTACCTTTTTCATCTTTCATAGGACCAGGCATACCAGACATACGTGCACAAAATGATCTCTTACGAGGTCCACCTTGTGGTTGTGGCGCCTTTAAGTTTGATCCTGTAGCTGCATTATATTTAGCACGACCTTTAGCGGTAAGACCTGCGCCTTTAGACACAGGAAGTTTCTCACCACGTCCGACTGCTAAGGATACGCCTTTTTTCTTATTAGCCATAGAATACAGTAATTTTTGCTGCTGTTGGTAACGTTACATGCACATCAGTATTAAACAAAATTCCCTCGCCTGGAATAAGGTTAGCAAAAGGATTGTTTGTATTTGCTGGAATGTTAAACTGTAAACGAATTGTTCCGCTAGCGCCCCCATCACGTAATATAATGTCACCAGCTGTACCACCTGATAAACATTGGTATCCCCTAACGCGTGTTCCAAAACTTACTAAAGTGCCTGTAGCTTCAGCGTGATTAGCTCTTACATCTGTTTGCATCATAATTAATCTCCTTTATTTTAAATAAGGGGCCGAAGCCCCTCGTGATTAATTATACAGCTGCGCTGAATGGAGTTGCTGGAGTACCAGAACCTACTAAAGCTGCATTTACTAAATATTCACCAGCTGCAATATCGGTTACTTGCACATAAGAACCAACTAAACCACCTGTTGTTGAACCATTCATAGTAAGTGTATCAGAAGCTGGAAGAGTACCAAATATAGCAGCTGTAGTTCCACCTACTGAAGCTAAACCGTTCATAGTATCTGTTGAATTAGCTACTTGAATAACATTGCTATTAGATGTAACTGCTGTTGCAACAATAAATGTGTAAACAGCTTTTGAACCTGTAGCTGCTGGAAGTGTTACTGTAATACCAGCTGCACGTGATAGATTAATTGTTTGACCATTAGAATCTGAAGTCACTGCTAATGTAGCTGCTGTAACTGTTGAATTAACGTCTGTACCTGTGATAAAACCGGCGAGTGATCGGACTGGGCCGCTAAATGTGGTTATTGCCATAATATATTTTCCTTCATACAAAGTTAAGCTTATCCGTCTTGTATGCGTCTGCCGGGACAGTCTGATAAGCCGGGTAACCCGGATTCCCAAATAATACCTGAATTGGCACTATTTGCAAGCATTATAACATAAAAAAGGGGCCGAAGCCCCTAATTTAATAAACTAATAACAGTCTGTTACTATAACCATTACTTGTTCATTACGTACATAGTTACTTCAAAGCCAAATCTCATTTCTGTTGCTGCTGGTTTTGTCCACATAGTAATTCTCCTTAAGTTATGTAGAATTTTCACTCTACAACTGCATTATTTCAAATTGAATGAAAACATACATCAAGAAAACCATGAAAAAAACCCCTGCGTTTTAAGCAAGGGTTTCAGTAGTACGTGCCAAGTGCTGATTAAGCAGCGCCTGGTGAACCCCACATACCGAGAGGATCTGACCAACCGAAGCTGTAACGTTCACGAGCTTTGTAACGAACATTGCCTGTATCAAAATCGCCATCCATAGATGTAGATAATGGTGTACGGACAAAGTGTTTCATGCCGTTAGGTACATCAGTTGTTAAGAAGTAAGCATCTG